CTGTTCCAGCAAAACAAAAAAAGCCGTATAAAGTAACTTGGTACTAGTATGTGGTTTAGTGCTATAAAATTAGCTCTTAACGCTGGAAGTCATATTTACAAAAAGCGTCAAGAGACAAAAATGGCTATGGCTGATGCACAACACATGCATGCAGCTAAGATGGCCCGAGGCGAAGAGCAATACCAGGGCAAACTTTTAGAAGCCCGTCAAAACGACTACAAAGACGAGGTGGTCCTCGCGATTCTCACACTCCCGATCGTAATTTTGGCCTGGGGGGTCTGGTCGGACGATCCGGCCGCTATGGAGAAAATAAAAATTTTCTTCGAGCATTTTCAGGCGCTTCCGACATGGTTTACAAATTTATGGATACTTGTATGTGCCAGCATTTTTGGTATAAAGGGAACACAAATATTTAGAAACGGAGGAAAAAAATAATGAGTGGATGGATAAAAGCAGGTAAAGCAGGATGGGGAGCTATTACAGGAGTTAAATCTGGTACAAAATTTAAAGGCCAAAGTACAATAGAAGTAATTAAGAAAAAAGGTAAAGAATTCAAAAGTAAAATGGCAGACGAAGCAAAGAAAGCACAAGAAGCAGAATTTAAAAAGAAGCCCTGGAAAAAAATGGGGATTTCTAAAAAAGAATACGAAGATATACCTTTTTAATTATGGTAAACCCACGATATAGACCCTTTAATGGGAATTCAAGAAAGCCTATTAAAAAACAGGAAGAAGTAATACTAAGCGAAACAAAGACAGATTTTGTGTATCCCGCAAAGGAAAAATATATTGGATCACATATTAAAAGTGATTTAGCAGGCGCGCCTGTTTCAAATGAAAGTTATGAGAAGTATTATAAAGACTTAATATGAGTTTAGAAAATATAATCTATAAACTTCAAAGAAATTTAGATAAAAGAATACAACAATTGGCAATCTCGGTAACGTCCGGAGGGGTTGACAGTATGGAAACATACAAGTATATAATAGGACAAATAAATGCCTTAGAGGCAACTAAACAGGAAATCTCTAACCTGCTTAATGAGAAGGAGCAAAATGAAGGAACAGTCGTCGACATCAACACAAAAAATCCAGTTACCAAATAAGGATTTAGTAGGTTTAAAAAGATCAGAAGAACAAAAAGAAGTCACAAAAGAAAAAACAAAATTACCCAAACCCACTGGTTGGAGAATGCTAGTTTTACCATTTAGAATGGATGAAAAAACTAAAGGCGGAATCTTACTAGGGGGTGAAACTATAGACCGACAACAAGTTGCATCGCAATGCGGAAGTGTACTTGCAATGGGAGATGCTTGTTATAGGGATAAAGAGAGATATCCAAACGGTCCGTGGTGCGCGGTTGGTGATTGGGTGGTCTTTGCACGTTATGCAGGATCACGTATAGAAATTGAAGGTGGAGAGGTTCGTCTTTTAAATGAAGATGAAATTTTAGCAACCGTACAGGATCCAACAGATATCCTGCACAAATACTAACATAGGAAGGAACTATGCCAGAGGAAAATAAAATAAAACAAGAAAACCCAAAAGTAGATTTAGATACTTCAGGACCTGAAGTCGATGTAACTTTACCAGAGGAAGTAAAAGAAGAAGTAGTAGAAACCAAAGAAGAAGAAACAGTAAAAGAAGTTGAAGAAGTAAAAGAAGAAGTAAAAGAAGAAGTAAAAGAAGATGATTCTAAGTTAGAGGAATACAGTAAAGGTGTTCAATCACGTATTGCTAAACTCACAAGAAAAATGAGAGAAGCGGAACGTAGAGAAGGCGCTGCTGTTGAATATGCTCAAGCTTTAGAATATCAAAGAAGACAAGACCAGTCTCAATTTAAAAAAATGGATACTGATTATTGGTCTAGATTTGAGAAAAATGTAAAAACAGGAATGGAGTCTGCTCAAAAAGAATTAGCAGGCGCTATTGAAGCTGGAGATGCAGCAGCTCAAGTTGAAGCTAACAAAAAAATTGCAACATTAGCATTTGATAATGCTAAATTAGAGCAAGCTAAAGAAAATAAACCCGTTGCACAGGAACCTGCGCAACTATCAGACGGTGGAAGATTACCACAGCAAACTCCGCAAAGTTTACCGGAACCCGATCCTCAAGCAGAAGCTTGGGCTAGTAAAAACACATGGTTTGGCAAAGATCGAGCCATGACCTTTACTGCCTTTGAAATTCACAAGGATCTTGTAAATGAGGGATTCGACCCTAAATCGGATGACTATTATTCTGAAGTTAATAAAAGAATAAAAGTTGACTTCCCACATAAATTTGCTATAGGTGGTGATGTAGAGCAAACGTCCAAGACCAATCAGTTGGTTGCTTCAGCTCAGAGAAGTGTAAGACCTGGACGCACAACTGTGAGACTCACATCTTCACAGGTAGCAATAGCTAAAAAATTAGGTGTGCCACTCGAAGAGTATGCAAAACAAATAAAACTCACGGAAGGAGCATAAGCATATGAAAAAAGAAACAAAAGAAACTTCTCGTGCGAGCCAAACACGGTCAAATACTGAAAGACCAAAAGTGTGGGCTCCTCCATCTTCTCTAGATGCACCCCCTGCACCTGATGGATTCAGGCACAGATGGATACGGGCAGAGAGTTTAGGATTTCAAGATTCTAAAAATATCTCTGGAAGATTAAGATCCGGTTATGAATTGGTGAGAGCCGATGAATATAAAGATCAAGATTATCCTGTAGTCACTGAAGGAAAATACAAGGGGATTATCGGGGTTGGTGGCCTTGTACTCGCAAGGGTACCCGAAGAAATTGCGAAGTCTCGTACTGAATATTTTGCTAAACAAGCAGAAGGTCAGAACGAAGCGGTTGAAAACGATTTAATGAGGGAAGAGCATAAGAGTATGCCTATTGACGTAAATAGGCAGTCTCGCGTAACCTTCGGTGGTACAAAGAAAAGTTAATTTTTTAACTATTCCTACTCATCGATTTAAATCAACCCGTTTACATTTATGTAAACATTAAGGAGTAATAACATGGCTAATAGAAACTCAGCCGGTTTTGGGTTTAGACCAAGTGGAACGTTAGGTAATACACCTGCGACTCAAGGTCTATCTCAGTACTGGATTGCTTCCGCAGCATCAGTTGATCTTTTTAACGGAATGGCGATGAAATCGTCAGCAGGTTATATGATTACTGGTGAAAGTGCAACTACAGTTACGACTATAGGTGTTCTATACGGAATCTACTATACAGCAGCTTCTACTAATAAACCCACTTGGGCACATTGGTATGACGCAACAATTACTCCAGCGAACAGTGAAGACACACAAGCGTTCGTTAATGATTATCCTTTCCAGAAGTATACTATAGCTTCAGATGCAGCAGTAGCAGCTAATGTTCCTGCAGCTCACGTGAAGTTTATGGAAACTTTCTCCGTGTATGCAAATACAGGTGGAAGTACTTCAACAGGTAAATCGTCAACAACTCTTGACATCGGTGCAACGCATGCAACAACACACTCTTGGAGATTATTAAGAAGTGCTGAGGAGGTTGAAAACAGCGACCTTACAGCAGCTTATTGTTCTCTAGAAGTTGTTTCTAACTTGTCCGAATTTGTCGGAACTGGAACGTAATAGGAGCATAAAACTATGGCAATATCACGAGCACAGCTAGTGAAAGAACTAGAACCAGGTTTGAATGCACTATTCGGCCTGGAGTACAAACAGTATGAAAATCAGCACGCTGAAATTTATACAACAGAATCATCTGACAGAGCTTTTGAAGAAGAAGTAATGTTAAGTGGTTTTGCAAACGCAAACGTTAAAGTGGAAGGATCTGGTATTTCTTACGATGAAGCACAAGAAACTTACACTGCACGTTACACACACGACACAATTGCTTTAGCTTTTTCAATCACTGAAGAAGCGATTGAAGATAATTTGTATGACAGACTTGCGTCTAGATATACAAAAGCTTTAGCAAGATCTATGTCTAATGCGAAACAAGTAAAAGCAGTAACACCTTTGATTCAAGGTCTTCCTTCAACGGATAATTTTGATTCTGGTGATGCTGTATCTCTGTTCTCAACTAACCACACAACGGTTAGTGGAACAAAAGTTAAAAATACTTTAACTACGCAAGCAGACTTAAACGAAACATCATTAGAGCAAGCATTAATTGACATTGCTGGAATGACAGATGAACGTGGATTAAGAGTCGCAGCAAGAGCAATAAAAGCAATTGTTCCTTCAGCTAATCAGTTCAACATTGAGAGATTGATGAAATCTCCAGGTAGAACTGGAACAGCAGATAATGATATCAACGCTGTAGCATCAATGGGAATGGTTCCTCAAGGTTATAGAGTGAACAATTTCTTAACTGATACAGACAGTTGGTACATCATTACTGATGTCCCTAACGGTATGAAAATGTTCCAAAGAGCAGCTTTAAAAACTGCTATGGAAGGTGATTTCGATACTGGCAACGTTAGATACAAAGCTAGAGAAAGATACTCGTTTGGAGTATCCGACTATAGAGGTATCTTCGGTGTTGAGGGTGCGTAATCCAATATAAATTTGTGGCGGACATAGTTCCGCCACATTTAAAAAGTAAGGTAAGAAACATGAGAAAATTCCTAGTAAAAATCAGCGCATATCAATATCACGCTATATTTGAAGTATTGGCGGAGGATAATGTTGAATCTATTGAAAATTCAATAGTTGACAAACTGGGAGAAAAAAGTATAAAATGGGAATATCTTGGAGAAATGAACGATCCCAAGATAAACAGAATAACCTATGAGGAGGTTATAGATGGTACAAGACCTGTACAAACAAAAAAGGTCCTTGGAGTTGAGGTGGCAACTGGAGTATGAGCAAGAAGGCAAATATACTCTGGATATGGTCAGAATTGATAATGCTATTAAAGAAGTTATTAATGAGATCAAACTCGAAGAATCGAAGATTGCAGATAGAGAAAATGCAATTGTTGACGCTGCCCCCGAAGTTTCTGTGGCTACTTAGATAAACGCCACATCGCTGAAATCGTACTTTTATGCAAGGATCTCTTGCACTCAATCAAAAATAACATATAATTCTATCACTATATAAATTAAT